CACTGCCGGTGTAGCTAGAGTTGACTTTAACAACTTATCATTTACTGGTGTAACGTTAACTGCAAGAGGTGCATTAATTTATAATACATCATTAACTAACGCAGCTGTTGCTGTATTAGATTTTGGTTCAGATAAAACTGCAACTTCTGGTACGTTTACAATTCAGTTCCCAGCACCAACATCAACTGCAGCGATCTTAAGAATCTCTGGGTAGTACATAGGAGGTAACTTCCTATGTCAGCCGGATGGGGCAGTAATACTTTTGGATACCTTAAGTGGGGTGAGTTTGGTAATGCTTACGTTAATGTAACAAATCCAAATGACACTACTTGGGGACAAGACTCCTATGGAAATTTTTATTGGGGCGGAGGTGGAAACCTTGACGTTTCTTTAAGTGAAGAAACTGTAACCGGCGAAATTAATACAGGTTGGAATAGAGATGCTTGGGGTACAAAAGCATGGGGTATTGCAGGAACTCTTCTTGCTGAAGGTCAACAATTATCTTCAAATTTAAATTCAGTAACTGTAGATACAGAAATTAATACAGGTTGGGGAAGACTAACTTGGAGCGAGAATGCATGGGGCATTGCAGGTCAAGTACTTGCAGGTGGCCAAGAATTATCTTCTAATGTAGGATCAGTAACTGTAGATGCGGAAGTAAATATTGGTTGGGGCTCTGATACCTGGGGCTATGAAACTTGGGGTATATCAGGTTTAACTGTTGATTTAACAGGAATAGGTTTAACAGCTACAATTGATGATGTAACAATTAAAGCAGATGCTTCTACCGGTGAATTAACCGGTGAAGAAATAACTTCAGTTGTAGGTGATGCTTTAGGATCAGCAACTGTAGATGCACCAGTTACAGGTCAACCAATGACAGCAACGCTTCAATATCAAGAAGCGATTGTAGATCCAACAGGACAAGAATTAACAGCTAATGATGGAACAGCTGATTTAGATGCAAATACAATTGTAGAAATATCAGCCACTTCAGCAGTAACTTGGGGTAATTCTGCATGGGGTTATGGAGTATATGGTAATCAACAAGTAGATACCTTAACAATGGGTATGCAGGAAGGAGAAGTGGATCCTGCACCAGATGCTAACCTAACAGGTATAGCAATGGCTGCTGTATTAGATGACGTTATAACTCAAGGTGATGCTAATACAGGTATAATTACAGATATAGCATGGGGTGAGCAAACTTGGGGTCAATCAACTTGGGGTAATGGTTCATATTTTGATGCTACAGGATATGCACAAGCTGCAACGATAAATCTTGGAACAGCAGTACTAGATGCAAATACTATAGCTGAAGTAAGTGGTCAAGAAATGACCATGCAAGAAAATAGTGTTGACGAAGTCACAGGAAATGCTAATGTATTAGTGTCAGGAAATGCCTTGACAATGGCTCAAGGAAGCCTTAGAACATTGATTTGGAACCAAGTAAATACTGGCACAGCACCAGTTGTTCCACCAGGTTGGCAAGAAGTTGACACCGCTGCTTAAAAATAATATATTGACAATAGTTGTCAAAAAATTTATAAAATAAACATTGGAGATAAAAAATTATGGCTAACTCAACATCAGCAAACCTAAAATTAACGGTTCAAGCTACTGGTGAAAACTCAGGAACTTGGGGTCAAATTACAAATACAAACTTATTAATTTTAGAACAAGCTATCGGTGGTTATTCTGCAGTTACAGTTAACGCAACTACTGGTGCAACTTTAACTTTTTCAAATGGTGCTTTATCAAACGGTAAAGATCAAGTAATTAAATTAACAGGAACAATCACTGGAAACATTGATGTTGTAATTCCTGACTCAGTTGAAAAAACTTACATTGTTGAAAACGGAACTTCAGGAGCTTTCTCTGTAACTTTTAAAACAAGTTCTGGAACAGGTGTAACTTGGGCAGCAACTGATAAAGGTACTAAAATGGTTTACTCTGATGGTACTAATGTTGTTGACACAGCTTTCACAGATTTATCTTCAGACATCACTCCACAATTATCAGGAAATTTAGATACTAATGCAAACAACATTCAATTTGATGATGCTACTGGTATTCAAGATGATTCAGGTAATGAGCAAATTACTTTTTCAAAAGCTGCTTCAGCGGTTAATGAATTTACAATAGGTAATGCAGCTACAGGATCAGCTCCAGAAATTTCTGCAACAGGTGGTGATACAAATATTGATTTAAATATTACTCCAAAAGGAATTGGAAGAGCAACTTTAAATGGTAATGCTAAAATTCAAGGTATTGCAGAAAAAGTTTTAGTAAATGGTACATTTACATCTAACATAAATTTTGACACAAACACTCAAGGTGTACAGTTAAATACTGTTACTGCTAATGCTAACTTTACAGTTAACTTAAGAGGTGATGGTTCTAACTCTTTAGATGCATCTATGGATGTTGGTGAGTCAATTACAGTTGCATTCCTTAATAAGAATAACAACGTTACATATTACAACACTACAGTACAAGTAGATGGAACTACAGTAACTCCAGTATGGCAAGGCGGAGCAGCGCCAACTGGTGGTAATACAACATCAACAGATGGGTATACTTACACTGCAGTTAAAACTGCAGCGTCAACATTTACTGTACTAGCAGCACAAACGCAATTCGCGTAGGAGGAGGAAAGTAGATGCCTTTACTAGGTAGCATAGGTCCAGGTTCTTCAAGAGCATGGGGCAGAGGATTAGGAGCTAGAAAATACGGAGTATCATTTTTAGTCGTCGGTGGCGGTGGAAATGGTGTCGGCGGTAACCACGGAGGTGGCGGCGGAGCAGGAGGTGTTAGAGAAGACACTTCAGGTTCTTATGAAATGACTGCAGGTAAAACTTACACTGTGTCTATTGGTGCAGGAGCTGCAGCATATATTTATTATCCACCAACACCACCTTCAAATTTATCAGAACCAAGTAGTATTTCAGGAGTCGGATTATTTTATGAAGCTTCAGCAGGAGGCCATTCCTCACCTTATTCTCCAAGTTCTTCAGGAGGATCAAGTGGAGGATCAAGATCACCAACTGTATCACCCGCAAATATTGGAGGTTACTCTCCACCAGAAGGAAATCTTGGTGGTGGCGGAACTAACACAGCCGGAGGCGGCGGTGGTGGCGGAGCCGGAGCCGGAGGCGGAAGTGCTGGAGGTAATGGCGGTGCAGGAGGCGCTGGCGCAGCTTATTCAACAACAGGATCACCTGTCACTTATGGTGGCGGAGGTGGCGGAGGAGTCGGTCACTCAGGTTCTGGAGGAGCAGGAGGCTCAGGCGGAGGCGGTAACGGTGGACCAAGTGCAGGAGCTACAGGATCACCAGGTTCAGCTAACACCGGAGGCGGTGGAGGTGGATCAGGTCATAGTCCAGCACCTTACACTTTAGGATATGGACAAGGTGGAAGTGGCGGATCAGGTCTTATAGTATTAAGAGTACCTGCAAGTGATTACTCAGGAACCACTACAGGTTCACCTACAGTCACTGATGATGGTGATGTTAAAGTTATTAAATTTACTGGAGATGGGAGCTACACAGCGTAATGGCACACTTTGCAAGATTAGATGACAATAATACTGTGGTTAAAGTACACGCAGTTGCAAACCAAGTATTAGGAGATCCAGAATCTGAACAAGCAGGCAAAAATCATTTAAAATCTTTATATGGTGGAACAGATGCCAATTGGGTTCAATGTTCATACAATACAAGAGAAGGAAGACATTATACTGGTACTGTAGAATCTGCTGATCAATCAAAAGCTTTTAGAGGACATTATCCTGGAAAAGGTTGGACATATGATTCAGAAAATAATTATTTTATTCCTCCAAAACCTTTTGCTTCATGGGTTTGGAATGCAGATAAAATAACTTGGGAACCACCAGTATCTTTAGAACAACAACTAGGTGCACCTACATTAGATATATATAAATGGGATGAAGATACAACTTCATGGGTATACATAGGAACAAGAGAACAATCAGCAAATTCTGAAATAATTGATCCAAATTACGTTTCGTAATATGGACTTTTAAAAATTTTTTGTTAGAAAGTTAATTATGAAAGTTAATAATAATTTTATTGATGGCGGTGTATGGCCTTTTGAACTCGATGAAAAACCAGATTTTGCATTTTGGAATTCTTTATTTACACCTGAAGAATGTAATAAAATTATTAAATTAGGTAAAGATAAATTAGATTTTGCTAAAATTTTTCATAAACATAAAAATAAAGATATTAGAAAATCTAAAATATGTTGGATAAAAAGTAATCCAGATACTAAATGGATATTTGAAAAATTAGTTTTTGCTATTAAAGATCTAAATAAAAAATATTTTAATTTTGATATAACAGGTTTATTTGAAGGTTTACAATTAACTTATTACCCTTCTCCTGGAGGTAAATATGAAACTCATATTGATAGATCTTCAGGAATTATGGTTAGAAAATTATCAGGTGTAGTTCAATTAACTGATCCTAAAAAATATGAAGGTGGTGATTTAAATTTATATACAGGTAATATTAATGAACCATTTAAAGCAAATAAAGAACATGGCACATGTATACTTTTTCCAAGTTATACTTTACATGAAGTGACTTCTGTAACTAAAGGAGAAAGATGGTCATTAGTGTTTTGGATATCGGGACCTAATTTTAAATGATAAAAAAATTTGCTGAAAAATATTTAGAAAAAAATTCTATTAAGTATGCAAATAAAACTCAAATTAAAAATGAGTGTTGGCATGTAGAGGGTATAATTAGAAATAGATCTAATGAAATTTTAAAATTTGATATTAGAAATATGGATACTAAGTATAAAAGAAAACCAGCTAAAGCTGGATATAGTTTTTCAAAAGCAGATAAAATGGTTTTTGAACTAAAAAAAGAATGGATTTTAATAGATATGCTTGAAATTCAAGACCTTTTGAAAAAAGGAACCTTAACTGTATTGTCTTTAGACAATTTGATAAACGAGTTAAATTGGAATATAATACTACCAAAATAACAAAAAGCATATATAATGAGGTACTATGCTTCAGAAACTACAGTTTAAACCCGGTTTTAATAAACAGATAACACAATCAGGAGCTGAGTCTCAATGGACTGATGGTGATTTTGTTAGATTTAGATATGGACTTCCAGAAAAAATAGGTGGTTGGGAACAATTAACTATTGATAATGAAACTCTTCCAGGTGCAGCTAGAGCACAACATACATGGACATCTTTAGCAGGAGAAAAATATGCAGCAATCGGTACATCACAAGGTTTGTTTTTATATTATGGTGATAAGTTTTATGACATCACACCTTTAGATACAGGAATTACTGGAGCTGATTTTGATGCAACAATTGGTTCTTCAACAATCACTGTAAATAAAACTTCTCATAGTTTATCTTCTGGAAGATATGTAACATTTTCATCCGTTACTGTTCCAACAGGATCAGGTTATGCAACAACAGATTTTACAGAAAACACATTTGAGATATCAAATGTAACTGCAAATGCATTTGACATTACAATGCCATCTAACTCTGCAGCTACAACTTCAGGAACAGGTTCAGCACAAATTGATCCATATGTAACTATTGGTCCAACATTTCAAACAGCAGGTTATGGATGGGGTACATACTTATGGGGAGATTCTACCTGGGGCACGGAGCGTACAACAAGTGACGTGATCCTGGATCCAGGAATCTGGAGTCTTGATAACTTTGGAGAAATATTAATTGCAACTATTCATAATGGTAGAACATTTACTTGGGATGCAGGAGCATCTAATCCAAGAGATAATAGAGCAGCAGTTATGTCAGGCGCACCAACTGCATCAAGATTAACTTTAGTATCGGATAGAGATAGACATTTATTTCACTTTGGAACTGAAACAACTATTGGAAATTCAACAACTCAAGATCCAATGTTTATAAGATTTTCAAACCAAGAAGATTATAATACCTATCAACCAACAGCAACAAACACTGCAGGTACATTTAGACTAGATACAGGAAATAAAATTGTAGCGGCTGTTCAAGGTAAGGATTATGTATTTGTATTAACAGACAGTGCAGCATATGTTATTCAATTTGTTGGACCACCATTTACATTTAGTGTTAGACAAGTTGGAACCAACTGTGGATGTATTGGACAAAATGCAGTTAGTTATTCTAATGGTATGATATTCTGGATGTCAGGTGAAGGTGGATTTTTTGTATTTGATGGTACCGTAAAAGCATTACCTTGTTTAGTAGAAGATTTTGTATTCACAACCACAGGAGATAATTTAGGAATTAATTATGATGCATCACAAATTATTTATGGTGAACATAATACTTTATATAATGAAGTTACTTGGTTTTATCCTAAATCAGGTAGCACACAAATTGATAGATGTGTCACTTATAACTATGGAGAAAACTGTTGGACAACTGGATCATTAGCTAGATCATCATATGCAGACACAGGTGTATTTAGTGTGCCTTATGCAACACAATATAATTCAACAACTACACCTAATTTTAATATACAAGGAATTACCAATCTATATGGAGCATCAACTTACTATGCTCATGAAACCGGAACCGATCAAGTTAATTCATCAGGTACAACTTCTATTAATGCATATATTCAATCAGGTGATTTTGACATTGCAGCAAGAAGAAGTGCATTAGGAGGCAC